GAAATTGATTTACCAAGTCCTAAACCAGTAGCGTGGATGAGTGATGAGTCATTTGAAGTAAGCACTTTAAATATAGGAAGGTTTAGTATTCCACTCTACACCCATCCAGCAAAGACACTAACAGATGAGGAAATAACTGAAATCTATATAAGAGAGTGGGGTAATGGTGAACATGTATTTGCTAGAGAAATATTAAGAAAGGCGCAAGAGAAAAATGAAAGCAAGTAAGAAAAAGTATTTAACCTTTGATGATTTAAAGCCATACAAGCCAGCACCTCATCCGATGCAACACCGCATTGATGAGTTCCGTTTAGTACCAAGTCTAGTAACAGGGAGAAAATATGAGAGCGACGGAAGAGTATCGTAAGTGGTGCGCACTAGAGCGTCAATGGGAAGAGTCACGATTCAGTCCTCAACAAGAGAAAGCTTATGTGACTGGCTTCAATCGTGCGATTGCGTTAATGGAAACACTTTTAAAGGAGAGGCAACATGAAACTATCACGAGTATTTCGCCCACAAGTAGTAACAGAACCACCCAAGAAAGAAGTCAAGCCACGTTTAACCGACACTAACTCCAAGTTTGTTTGGACTAAAGGCGCTGATGTAATGAAGACTTTTAAGCGACATGGTTTTGTTCCACCATCCGAGTACCGAACAGATTACTTATTTAAAAAGAATCGAGACTTAACCAATGAATGAACAAGACCTAAGAGATTGTTTTGCGATGTTTGCGTTGATGGGTTTAATTACGGCATATAAAGATGACCACACGATTAACCACGAGATAGCAGAAAGGGCATATACCCTCGCAGACAGAATGATTGAAGCAAGAAGTAAAACCCCCGACATCGGGATAACCGCAGTAAAACCTAAAAGGAGAAGTAAAGATGAAGAAGTTAACTAAAACCGCAAAGGTATTGGCTTATGTTAAGAACAATCCTAATGCAAAAGCAATCGAAGTAGCAAAGGCGATTGGTGTTACACCCAATAGCGTGTATCAGATAATTCATAAATCAAAGAAGGTAGCACAGTCTAAACCTAGCACTAACGTGCCTAATGGTCAGATGTCTTTGGCGCTATTTAGTGATCCACCCAAGCGTGGAAGACCAAGTAAGCTAACAGAGCAAGAATTTAAAAAGCTACCTCTTCCACGAATTGCCTATGATGCTTATGGTAATAAAAAACAGAGAATTGCTAACTTCCAAGATAACGTCAATCACCCACCCCACTACAAGACAGGCGGGATCGAGACGATTGATTTCATCGAAGCAAAGTCTCTTAACTATAACCTCGGTAATGTGGTGAAGTATATTACTCGTGCAGACCACAAGGGGAACAAGTTAGAAGATTTGAAGAAAGCCCAATGGTATCTCAATCGTGAAGTTGGCAAACTAAGTAAGAAGTAAACCCGAGGGAGTTTAGGCTATGCCTTGCTCCCTTTTTTGTAACTATACAAGACGTTATTTAAGGAGAAGTAAATGAGTGAAGACATTAAAAAGATGGAAGAAGAAAGCGTTGACCTAGCTGGTATCTGCGGTGGCGGTGTAGGCATCGTGCTGGCAAGGATGGACACGCACCCCGAGGAGTTCCATGCCAATAGTGAGAAGTGGAAGTTCATCTATAAAGATTATTTCCGAGACGCTATGAACGAGACCGAGAAGGGCATGATCTTTGACAAGATTAAACAGATTCGCAAGAACGAGTTTAATCAGATGGTGTTGCAGACGCTAGTCCCACCACAAGAAGAAGAGTGCGAGACAGAAGAAGACGATAGCCCGTTCGGTCGTGCGGTAGCAAAAGCTCAAGGTAGTGCAATTTCTTATGCTGGTAAAGGGAGATACAAGGTATGAACGGCGGAGTAGAAATATTATTAGCGAGAATGGAGACGCATCCCGAAGAGTTCTTTACCGACAGTCGGTGGCGCTCGCTCATTATGGATTTTGCAAATGATCTTGATAAAGACGATTTAATGGCTTTAGACAAGAAGATGAGAGAGTGCCGTCAGCAACAGTTTACCGAACTCATCATGCAAAGACTCATTGGTGAAGAGGATGAGGAACGTAAACTAGCACGTCGTCATGCGATTAAAACTGTTCCTCAATTTCCTACTGGCACTAGGTTTGCTGATTTAGCAGACAAAGACGAAGACATGGCTGAGGATGGTTTTAGCCCAGCGCAACGCATGGCAATCAAGAGAGCGAAAGGCGAGATATGAACTCAGGAGTTGAAATACTTTTACAAAGACTTAAAGATAACCCCGAGTATTTTGGGGTAGACCCTAGCATGTATGGCTCAAATCATCAGAACAAATGGAGTCCTTTCTTGAGTGAGGTTCTTAATACAGAGTACTTTACCGATGAAGAAAAGCAAGCGGTCAGGACAGCGTTTAACGATGCGAGACGTGAGAACTTTACCGAGCGCATCATGAAAGCACTTACTGGCGAGGACGAAGTGAGTGAAATGGGAAAGCCAGTCAGAATCACCAGCACCAATCCATACCACTCAGGGTCAGCGCCGTTAACCATGACTACGATGGGCGGTGCGGGGCAGTCAACAGTATCATTTAACAATGCTACTAGTTCTATAACGCTAGGACAGACTCAGCTTGCAGAGGCGCAATTAAAAGCGATGATGGATGAATTAAAAATTAGACAACAAGCAAGGAAGGATAGAGAGCAAGAGCGAGAAAAAAGAAGTAAAACTTTGTACGGCAAACTTCACCAATACTTTTCACCAATATGAATCTAATTACCCTAGACTTTGAAACCTACTACGACTCCAAGATCAAACTTGGTTTTAAGCATCAGACGACTGAGGAATACATCAGAGACAAGCGCTTTGAAGTAATCGGTGTTGGTGTCAAGATAGGTGAGGGTGTGACTGAATGGTTTTCTGGTTCACACCTCGACATCCAAAAATACCTTTCCACACTCCCGTGGAAAGATTCTGCTTTGCTTTGCCACAATACTTTATTTGATGGCTCTATTCTTGCGTGGAAGTTTGGCATCAAGCCATCTTTTTATTTAGACACGCTTTGCATGGGTCGTGCAATTCATGGTGTGGATGTCGGGGGTTCTTTATCCTATCTTGCCGAGCGTTATAAGCTAGGTGTTAAGGGTCACGAGGTTGTGTTGGCAGAAGGTAAGCAAATAACTGGTTTCACTTCCGCCGAACTCACAGCCTACGGCTCATACTGCATCAACGACGTGGAGTTAACTTTTAAGCTCTTCCAAGTATTGTCGAGCGCGTTTCCACCTGATGAGTTGCTTTTGATAGATATGACTTTAAAAATGTTTATCAATCCAATCCTAGAGGTTGACGATGCGCTACTCAATGACCGACTAGAGGAACTTAAGCATGAGAAATTACAGTTATTAGGGACACTCAAAGCTACCTTGCAATGTGAGAACGAAGAGCAAGTACGCAAGAAGTTAGCCAGTAATAAACAATTCGCTGCCGTGCTAAAGGAGTTTGGAGTCGAGCCACCGATGAAAGAGAGCAAGACAACTGGCAAGCAGACCTTTGCGCTGGCAAAAAATGACGAAGGGTTTATAGCGCTAACAGAACACGAAGACCCAATCGTCCAACAACTCGCTGCCGTGCGACTGGGAACAAAATCAACTATTGAGGAGAGCAGAATTGAACGATTCATTGACGTGGGATCGAGAAACAAAGGAAGGTTACCTATACCACTTAAGTACTATGGCGCTCATACGGGGCGGTGGGCGGGGTCGGATAAGGTCAACTTTCAGAACTTACCGTCACGGGATAAAAAGAAAAAGGCACTTAAAAATGCGGTGGTCGCCCCCGAAGGGTATGCGGTTATCAACTGCGACTCGTCTCAGATCGAAGCTCGTGTGCTTGCATGGCTTGCGGGGCAAGATGATATTGTTAAACAGTTTGCCAATAACGACGATGTGTACTCTATATTTGCAAGCTCCATCTATGACCAACACATCACTAAAGCGAATCCTGTCGAACGTTTTGTTGGAAAGACTTGCATCCTCGGGCTTGGATATGGGACTGGCGCATTAAAGTTACAGCACACACTAAAGACTAGTCCGCCAGGCGCAGACCTCACAGAGGATAAGTGTAAGGAAATAGTTAATCTATACAGAGACACCAACGACATGATTGTCAAACTATGGCGAGAAGGCGACAAAGCTCTAAAGATTATGGCTGACTGGCAACCCAAACAAAAACCCTTTTATTATGGCAAACACAAATGTGTGCGAGTCACCCAAGAAGGACTGCAATTACCGAACGGGTTATACATTCGCTACCCTGATTTACAGATCACTGATGAGTCTAATGGCAGATACCAATACAAGTCACGCAAAGGCCCCGTGTCTCTATGGGGCGGTTCAGTTGTGGAAAATGTAGTTCAAGGATTGGCACGGATTATTGTAGGTCAGCAAATGATTAAATTAACTGAGCGCTATCGACCCGTGCTAACTGTGCATGATGCGGCGGTGTGCGTAGTTCCCGAGGATGAAGTAGATGAGGCTTGTGCATGGATCGTCGAGGTCATGTCTACACCACCTGACTGGGCTAAGGGTTTACCAGTAGCTTGTGAAGCTCACTTTGGTAAGAATTATGGTGAGATGGAGGAGTGGAAAGCGTGAGTACAATAGATCAGTCAGAAGAATCACCACGGAACTTGATTAGTCTCAAGGAGTACGAGGCAAAAAAGTATTTATTACAAGTAGAACTTTTGAAATGGCAAAACCATGTTAAAGAAACTAATACACAACATATCATTATTTTTGAAGGGCGCGATGCCGCAGGTAAAGGTGGGTCAATTAAGCGATTCATGGAACACCTCAACCCAAGAACCGCAAGAGTCGTTGCCCTCTCCAAGCCCACAGAGCAAGAAGCGAAAGAGTGGTACTGGCAACGCTACATCAAAGAGTTTCCTAAAGCAGGAGAAATCACGTTCTGGGACAGGTCATGGTACAACCGAGCAGGAGTCGAGCCTGTCATGGGTTTCTGCACAGTTAACCAAACCAAGCAGTTCTTCAAAGAAACGCCCGTTCTTGAAAAAATCTGGGTCGAAGGAGGAATTAAAATTATCAAGTTCTGGTACTCCGTCAGCAAAAAAGAGCAAGCCCGTCGCTTCCAAGAACGTGAAACGCACCCGCTCAAGCAAGGCAAACTCAGCCCGATAGATATTGCTAGTCAGACTATGTGGGATGAATATACCAAAGCAAAAATACAGATGCTTGATAAGACTAGCACTAAAGAATGTCCGTGGATACAAGTACAATCTGATTGTAAAAGAAGTGCTAGGATTGCTAGTATGCAGTATGTATTATTGAAAAACGATTACCCTGATCGGAACCTTGAAAACATTGGGGCAATTAACCCAAACATCCTTAAAGGAGTCTAGTATGGCATCTAAAAAATTGACGGTAAAAGCCCCCGCCATCAAAGAAAAATCGGGCAAAATAGTTAAAGCTCCAAACAAGTCATATTCACATGATGAGTTGATTGCGAAAGAAGGTAAGAAAGCAAAGGGCGCTAAACATGAATTTGTTTTGTCCGATGGTGAGATTGCTAATCGCAAACGTGCCGCAAAAGTAGCTGAAGCTGCTGGCGAAGTTCCAAAGTCAGTCGGTAAAAAACTTCATAGTCATGATCTTCGTAGAGCCGTTGGCATCAAGAAAAAGGCAATGAAATGAGAGAGCCTATTCCTTTTGTAGGTTTTATTGAAGTTGATGAGGAGCCAACACCGTTGATGACTCAAGAAGATATAGCATCAGTTATGGGAGTTAGTCGTCAGACTGTGCGCAATATAGAAGCTAGTGCATTTAAAAAAATTCGAAAAGAGTTGTTTAAAAGGGGATACAACAAAGACGATTTGTTGTAATATGTAAACATGAACTTTACTTGGTCATTCTCCTCTCTTAAAGACTACGTTAACTGTCCTAAGCAGTATCAGGAAGTTAAAGTATTAAAGCACTTTGTTAAATACCCAACCGAACAAATGCGTTATGGCACGGAAGTCCATAAAGCCTGTGAAGACTATGTAGGTGAGGGTAAACCCTTAGCTGAAAACTATAAGCGGTTTCAGCCTGTACTAGATTCACTTAGGGAAATCCCTGGGGTCAAGTATCCCGAACATAGAATGGGACTTGATGCCAATAAAAAAGCGTGTGCTTTTGGTAAGGGCTATTGGGTACGCGGCATCGTAGACTTGCTGATTGTGGATGGTGAGCGAGCATTTATTGTGGACTACAAGACTGGCTCAAATCGCTACCCTGACCCCAAACAGTTAAAGCTGATGGCGCTAATGACCTTTGAGCATTTTCCCGAAGTCAAGCATATCAAAGCTGGTCTGCTGTTTGTGATGCACGAGAGTTTCATAGACGAAGAATACACACGGGATCAGATTCCTAAGTTGTGGAATCAATTTAGTACAGACCTTGAAAGATTAAACATATCCTACGAAAATGATGTATGGAATCCAAATCCTAGCCCTCTTTGCCCGTGGTGTCCTGTTAAGACCTGCGAGTTTCATAAGGAAAGATGATGCGTACACACGGAATGACTAATTCTTTTGAGTTTAGCGTATGGACTGCAATGAAGAAGCGCTGTCTTTATACAAAGCATCCAAAATATCATTTGTATGGTGGTAGGGGCATAACTATCTGTGAAAGATGGGCAAACTTTCAAAACTTTTTTGACGATATGGGTAAATGTCCTTTTAAAAATGGGTCAATAGATAGAATAGATAGTGATGGAAACTATGAGCCTAGTAATTGTAGATGGCTACCAAAAGTAGAACAGTCTGCTAATCGTAGGTGCGTTTTTTCGCTAAATGGTATGAGCCTTGAAGCTTATGCTAAATTAAATGATGTACCAGCAAGCACTTTAAGACTGCGTATAAAACAAGGTTGGACTAAAGATGCTCTCTTAACAATTAAAAGAGAAAGAACTAATAATGCCTTACGTTAATAAACCTAGACCCTATGCTAAAGAATACCAACAAGAGAAAGCCCGTGGCGAACATGAACGTCGAATGGAAAGACAACGCGCTCGCAGAGCAGTTGATAAACAATTTGCAGATAAAAACAAAAACGGTAAAGCGGATATTCGTGAAGGCAAAGATGTGGCTCACGTTAAAGCTTTGGACAAAGGTGGTTCAAATAAAGCTGGTTTGTTTATTGAGAGCGCGCACGGTAACCGCTCGTTTAAAAGAGATTCAAAAGGTAATTTAGTTTCTGAAAAAGCCAAGGGTGAAAAAGGCGATAAGAAACTAAGCAAGGTAATAAAACCTAAAAAGTAAGTATCCGCTGTAAGGCATGAGTGGGCGGTAGGGTATTGACTTCCCCTTATAACCGTGTCAGTTGGGCGGCGCTCGAAGTTAATTCATTTGGCTTCTCCTTGGCGTGACAGGCTTGACCGACTAACCCCCGTAAGGGGTCACAGTTAAATTTTAGTTAAAGGACAGTTGTGGAAATAGTTGATAACCAAGCCGTTAAATTTAGAGTCAAATCAGATCGAGTCAACCTGATTACGGACTATCTAGAAAAAAGCGAAGTCATAGAAGACAACGGCGATCAAGCAGAAGTTTTAGTGTATTGGGGCATTGAAGAGATGCAACACATGGTAAAAGTCTGTGGGGATAAAGTTCCTTCACCGATGCAAAGAGATTACGCTTGGCCTGGAATGTACACACCATTCAAACATCAAGAAACTACTGCCTCATTCCTTTCACTACAACAACGCGCATTCTGCTTTAATGAAGCGGGTACAGGCAAGACTTCATCGGTTATATGGGCTGCTGACTATTTGATGACACAAGGCTTGATTAAGCGCGTTTTAATCATCTGCCCACTATCTATTATGTATTCAGCGTGGCAAGCAGATATCTTTAAAACTGCCATGCACAGAAGCGTAGCTGTAGCTTATGGCGATGCAGATAAACGCAAGAAAGTTCTTAACGGAGTCTATGAGTTTGTCATCATTAACTATGATGGTGTGAACATTGTTAAAGAAGAAATAAGTAAACTAGGGTTTGACCTAATAGTAATTGATGAAGCAAACGCTTATAAAACAGTTACGACCAAAAGATGGAAAACACTAGCAAAAATAATGAAGCCCTCAACAAAACTTTGGATGCTTACTGGCACACCTGCTTCGCAGTCCCCGCTTGATGCGTTTGGGCTTGCAAGGCTTGTATCTCCTGGGAATGTACCTAAATATTTTACGTCATGGCGGGATAAAGTAATGCACCAAGTAACCCGTTTTAAGTATGTACCAAAGCCCAATGCACGGCAAGATGTCTACAACGCGCTACAACCCGCTATTCGTTTTGAAAAAGCCCAATGTTTGGACTTACCGCCTGTGATGTATCAGACCCGTGAAGTGCCACTTAGTGTTCAAGTTGTTAAATATTACCAAGTTATCAAGAGTCAAATGCTTATTGAAGCGGCAGGTGAAAAAATTAGTGCTGTTAACGCGGCGGCAAAGTTAACAAAATTGTTACAGATTTCGGGAGGGGCTGTCTATACAGATACCCGTGAAGTTGTGGAGTTTGATGTGTCTCCACGATTAAATGCCCTAATGGAAGTGCTTGATGAGACGGAACATAAAGTCATTATCTTTGTTCCCTATGGTCACACTATTGATTTAGTTGCTAAACATTTACAAGGAGAAAGAGTCACTAATGAAATTATTAGAGGAAGCGTAGCCGCTAAAGAGCGGTCGGAAATTATTAGTCGGTTTCAAAATTCAGAATTTCCACGAGTGTTAATTATTCAACCACAAGCTGCATCGCACGGTGTGACTCTAACTGCCGCAGACACAGTAGTATTTTGGTCTCCAGTAATGAGTGTGGAAACATATCTGCAATGTATAGCTCGTATTGACCGTGTTGGTCAGGTTAACAATATGACTGTCGTACACTTACAAGGTTCAGAAATTGAACGAAAGATGTATGCGATGCTTCAGTCTAAAGTTGCTAGCCACGAGAAGCTGGTTGACTTGTATAGAGAAGAGTTAGGAATAGAAGATGACAACAATGACTGAAGTTAATTTAGATGAATTAGTAAAAACTTACTTGACAATAAGAGCAGAGCGTGAAAGAATTGCTGCAGAGTGGAAAGTACAAGACAAAGTATTTGAAAATGATTTGGTAGTTTTAGGTCAGCAAATGCTTGCAGTGTGTAACGAAACAAACGCAACAAGTATTAAAACCAAAGAAGGTCGAGTGGTTAAAAAGTTAAATGAGCGCTACACCATATCTGATGGAGATAGCTTTCGTAAGTTTGTTATGGAAAAGGAAATGCCTGAGTTGTTTGAAGGTCGTATCCACCAGACAAACTTTAAAGAATTCATGGCTGAGCATGCAGGTGATGGCTTGCCGCCTGGCGTGAATGTAATGAGAGAGTTTACTGCAGTAGTATATAAACCCACTCAAGATTAGTTAAATACAGTTAAATAAGGAGTTTTAAATGAGTACAGAATTAGTTAATTTAAGTGCCCTCGGTGCGTTGGCTACGGTTGGCGGATTAGATGAAGATACATTAGCCGTTGCTGGTGGCAATCGCCAAGGCAATAAGCGTATTTCAATTAAGGGCGGAGTCTTCCGTAAGTATGCAGGTGGTAAAGAGATCGGTGCTATTGAAGACCGCTACATGAATGTCATCATTGTTAAGATGGCACACAATGCCTCACGTATGTTTTATGACAAGGGCTACAAAGAAGGTGAGAAAGTATCCCCAGCTTGCTGGTCTTCTGATTCTAACAAGCCTGATGAAGATGTTAAAAATCCAGTTGCATCCAGTTGCTCGGCATGTCCGAATAGTGCGAAGGGTTCTAGCGATAATGGTACAAGCGCAAAATGCAGATTGTCATGGCGCACCGCAGTTGTTCTACCGAACGACCCAGCAGGTGATGTTATGCAGTTAGTACTTCCAGCTACTTCGTCTTTCGGCAAAGAAGATAATGGTCGTTGGCCTTTCCGTCCTTACATTCAGCACCTAGCGTCACACAATGTGTCAGCGGGCCGCGTTGTAACTAAGATGGCTTTCGATACAAAATCTCCTACGCCAAAAGTATTGTTCTCTCCAGTTGGTGCTGTGTCTGATAGCGATTTAGAAATTATTGCTCGTCAAGCTAAAAGCCCGACGGCTGAACAAGCCATTAAGTTAAATGTCTATCAAACAGATAGTGCTGGTGAAGCTCCAGAGGTTGCAGAGCCAGAAGTTGCAGAACCAGTCAAGCGTGAGTCAAAAGCTTCCGCTGGTGAAAAAGCATCCGACGTATCGGATATTGTTAAAAAATGGTCTAAGAAGTAAGGATAAAAATGCCACGGACGTATAGCAAAGAATTTATTAAAGAGTTAGGTGGACTGCGCCCATTCGATACCACAGGGGTGCAGTTGGCAAAGGCTTGTGTGAGAGCAAACCTCCCCGCAAAGTACGTTGCTGTTGCACTAGAAGTAACTCGTATGTCGGTTCATAGCTGGTTCCGTGGCAATCCTATCCGTGATAAGAAGCGCCGATTGATTACTGCATTTACATCATTAGTTGAGAAGGACTTAGATGATGGCATATTGCCAGCTAAGAGCACCGCCCAAGCTAAGGCTTATATAGAGGACATGATCGGTCAAAAGATTTAAAGGGCGGGGGAAACCCCATGAATTAACCAAGGCGGAGTAATCCGCCTTTTTAGACTCTGCGCATATGTTAAAACAATTCTATGAGAAAGCATTGCCATCGCAGGGTGTTTATTGTGTAAGTGGTATAGAACAAACAACAAAGAAAACAGTCAACCGCTTTGCAGAAACACTTGAAGATGTATTTAAATTAGTCGAGAAGTTAAAAAGTCAGCAGTTAAATGTATTTGTAGCACCTGGGTCGTTCGATGGGTTTAGCCGTAAAGCGGAGAACTGCATCTTTTATAAGTCGTTCTTCGTTGATCTCGATGTTGGAGAGGGTAAAGCTTATGGTGACAAAGGCGAGGCGCAAACAGCCTTATGGAAATTCCTTGGTGAAACGGGTCTGCCTGATCCTGTGTGTATTGATTCTGGCGGCGGTCTGCATGCCTATTGGATTATGGATAGGGATATCCCAATTGAAGAGTACCTTCCCTATGCACAGAAGTTCAAGACATTTGCATTAGCAAGGATTGGCGCTGACCCAATGGTGATGGCTGATCCAGCTAGGATCATGCGTTGCCCTGACACATTCAATCATAAGTTTAATCCACCAGAACCTACGTCAGTTATCGGCGAAGAGATTTCTAGCTATGACTGGGATGAGTTTAAAGCATTCTTAGATTCTTTTGAAGTTGTTGAACAAGCTAAAACCGTAGACCCGTTTGCTAATGTACGCAAAGGCTTAGACGAAGATGCACTAGCCATGAAAAAGTTAGATGACTACGAGTGGAGCTTTCAAAAGATTGTGGAACGCACACTTGCTGGTGATGGCTGTGCGCAGATTGAACACATATTAGTTGAGGCTGCAACGCTAGAAGAACCACTATGGCATGCTGGTCTATCTATAGCCAAGTTCTGTACTGATGGCGCAAAAGCTATACATCTAATATCAGAAGACTATCCCACTTATTCATACGAAGAAACAGAGAAGAAAGCTAAAGACTTTCCAGCCCCTCGCACATGCGAATGGTTTGAAGATAACTACCCTGACAGATGCAAAGGATGCAAACACCGTGGAAAAATTAAAACCCCAATCGTTTTGGGAAAAGTTATTAACGAAGCAATCGACGAAATCACCATCACTCCAGCAGGAGAACAGTCAGCCAGCGATATTAACGCCGCCCTCGGAATACAAACCGATGAAAAGGAATCAGTTCGGGAGACATCGAATACCCAAAAAATTCCAAAATTACCAACCCCCTATGTAGTAGGCGCTAGTGGCGGTGTTTATTTTGTACCCCCACCGAAAGCTGATAAGAAGGGGCAGGTTCACTACGAAGACCCATTTGAAATTCTTGCGCAACTGTTATATCCCACACGCAGACTATTTAGTCCTCTAGATGGTGAGTGCTTGACTATGCATTTGATTCTTCCTAATGATGGTCTTAAAGAGTTCTTACTACCTATGAAGTCTGTATATGCGTTAGAAGAATTTAAGAAGACACTCTCGTTTCACCAAGTTATTTATAGTCCAAAGCACATCAATCACATACAAGAATACATTGTTACATGGAGCAAATATATGATTCTCATGAATAAAGCGCAACAGATGCGTATGCAGTTAGGTTGGACAGAGTCTAAGAACTCTGAAGAATGGAATAAACGTAGCTTTGTTGTTGGCGATAAAGAGATTACCCATGACGGGCAATTAGTTGAATCACCTATCTCACCCTACATCCGCGGAGTATCTAAACACTTTAAAACAGTTGGAACTTTTGAACGTTGGCAAGAGTCTGCTAATGAACTAAACCGTCTTGGGTTTGAGTTGCATGCTATGGTCTGCATGGCTGGTTTTGGAACCACACTCATGTCCTACATGTCTACACCTGGCGTTGTGATATCTTTGCTGGGTAGATCAGGTAGCGCTAAGACTGGCGCTATGTATGCTGGCATTAGCGCTTTTGGTGACCCCGATGCGCTTAGCGTATTTGAAAGTACGGACAATGGTTTGACTGGTCGTATGCTCGGTCTTAAGAACTTGATGTTTGGAGTTGATGAGGTTGGTAACAAAGACCCTAAGCCACTATCTCAGTTAGTTCATAACGTCTCAAATGGTAAAGCCAAGATTCGCATGCAAGCATCAGTCAATGCTGAACGGGTTACCGAGATGATGGCATCTTTAATAGCAGTGTTAACCACTAATGAATCGGTTTACAACAAGTTTGAGGTTCTTAAGGGAAGTCCTGACGGAGAGGTAGCTCGTCTGATTGAGTTCTTGATTGAACAGCCAGAGGACTTAAAAGGAGCAGAGGGTGCAAAGCTCGGTGTTCATATTTTTGATGCGTTCAGACATAACTATGGTCATGCAGGTCCGATGTTTATCCAGCAGGTCTACCAGATTGGTGATGCCCACATCCAGATGCGGATTGGTCATTGGATTAATAGATATTTAACTGACACAGGTGGCGATTCAGCTTACCGCTTCCACCAGAACTTTGTAGCGGCTGTGTTTACGGCAGGGGAAATTCTGAACGATGCAGGTATTGTGAAATATGACTTAGAACGTATCTATCGCAAGGTAATCCATGAGCTTATCAACATCAAGCTTAATGTGGTCAAGGTTAACAACACCGACTACTCTGCCGTTCTCAATGACTTTATCTATGAAAATATGGGTAACATTCTACGCATCAAGGACGGCAAGGTGATTGACGAGCCTCGTGGCAAGTTAGTTGCAAGAGTTGCTACCGATGAACCTACCCGCATATCTAAAGAAGCATTCAAAGAATACTTGCAGAAGAAAAAGATTTCTCCACGAGAGTTTGAAAAGCATATGCTTGAGTCTGGCGATATGGTGGACAAAGGTGCTAAGAAGCATTTGGAGACTGGCTGGAAAGCAACGACTACTACCAAAGCTACCAACGTTTATCTATTCAAAAATACAATGGAGTTCACGGATGATAAACCCCACGCAGATCATTGAACCAGAATGGCTGCTACCGTTTGAAGGCATGGAGGTTGGGGAGAGTTTCTTTATCCCTACCCTTCGCCCAGCGGAGTTAATTTACTCTTTAGACTGTGGCGCAAAGCGCGCTGGAGTGCGTGTAAAGTCATACGTTACAACTAAAGACAGTCACCTAGGGGTACGTTGTTGGCGTACCGCCTAGGGTTTCATACCGTAGGATTTAAATTGTTGTACTAAATCATACTTAACAAGATTTTGTTCTTTATTAATTTCTTTTAGCATTGAAGCTCTATCTTTTGGAGATACACCTTGCATTAGTCTAATTTGATTAGCTTGAGAACGTAATTCTTTTAACCTACCATTAACAACATGGTTATAGTAATCAATAATCTCAGGGTCTAATGGGTTTTTATCTACGTATTTAGCTTCTACTTCTGGATTTAATTGCGCCTGTGTGTAAATTTTTTGTTTGTCTTTAATTTGATTTTCTATAGATGAGAACTCACGACTATCCACATTAGGTACAGAACCAATAAACGAACCAATAAATGGTGTACCTTTCATCCTTGCTATAGCATCTTTTTCTTCAGCTTGACCCGATGCCAAATACATACCATTAGTAGTAGATTCTATAATACGTGCAGGGCCGTCCATATAACTATTGGCAAGGAAATAAATACTATTAGGTGAAAAGTCAATAGCACCTGCTGAAGAGTCAAACAACTGACGTGCAATTGTTTTGTAAATTTCTGGGATATTATTACCACCTAAGTAGGCATCACCCATACGGCGATTAGCATCGCTATAAATGCTTTGACCTAAACCATTTTTGTTAACTACAAACTCCATAGCAGGGCGTAGCATGCTAGGTGTTAATGAGTCTAGCATCCATAGCGCTGGATTATCTTGGATAGGCATACGGGATACTGGAATAGGAACAAATGAATCCAATGAAATCTGAGTCAAAATATTACCCATAGCACCACCAAATGATTGGTGTCCGCTACCTACAGCTGCTAATTGTGCGCCAGCCGCAGCAAATGAACCTAGACCAAAGCCCCAAGGCAATTGAATTGGGCTATCACTAAATGGAGTAAAGAATCTAGCAAAGCGTGTCCACTGTGCAGGATCATCATTAGCTACTCTATTACGCCCCAAATCATCGTCACCAGCCATCATGCTAGACATTGTGTATGCCAATGCGCCAAGACCCATTAGAGCAGCAGTCATGTATCGTGCATTTCTTTGGCGCTCTGCAAAGTTAGTTTTAAATGTAGCTATAGCTTCTTCGCTAGTGCCTGGCGGTAAATCTCTTAAAGCACTTTTTACATTTTGGAATGCTGGAGCAACTGCTTCAATTGCACGAACAGCACCTGTTGCAGATGGGCGGAAGAACATAAATACAGCGCCAAGCTCTTTACCATACTGACCTACTTGTTCAAAGTTGGCTAAGTTCTTAGCATATTCAACGGCTTTAGTTGTAGCTGCTTCTTCACTTAAACCGCGTGATTTAAAATTTTGTTTAGCGATAGCATATGCAGCAGAACGGCTAGACAATTCAAACATGTCTGTCCAGATATCAACAAATCTATTTAGCTGGGTGACATTTTTTATTACGCCACTACGACCAAGTTCTTTGTGTAATCTTTGGAAATTAGACTTTAATGATAGACCTTGCAGATAGTCCACCATACCGCCCTTCTCAACAAAGTCATACATATCCTTGATGATTGGGTCTTTAGCAGCTAATATTTTAATCTGGTTATAGTCTTTGCTTTCATAAAGAGCCGCAACTTTTAAAGCCTTACCAAGACTATTTTGAGTTGTAACTTTAGTAGCAATATCAGCAATATATTTAGCTGATTGAAGTGGTCCTAGTTCAGCGCCAATAGCCCAAGCATTAGTCAATGCATCACGTACAAAGTTTAAAGGCGCAAAGTTAAAGTTATAACGGGTATGCATCATACCGAGTCGGCTAGTAATATTATTAGCCATAGTAACTAACGGATTAGTATCTTTAAAACTACGACGAATTGATTCCCTTAATTTGTTATCTGCAATCTCAATGATGTCAATACTGCCATCCTCGTTATAGTGAAAGATAGTATTTTCACGTGGCAATGAGTCAACAACTTCTTTATTGCGGCGCTCTTCAAAAGTAATCCGTCCCCATACTTTGGCTGTTGGCAATATGCCTGTACCGTTAGGATTAAGTTTTTTGTCATACTTAGATGCATTTTTAATAGACTGGGTTAAGTCTTTACGCCCTGCTCGCATAGCAGAACGCACAGCGTCAGTCATTGACTGCAAAATGGTGTTATTAGATTCAGATACACGACCTTCAAATGAGTGAGCCATATCTTGCAACTCACGACCCATATGTTTGCCATTAAGGTTTAGACCCTCATCTTCTTCACTATGATAGCCAGCCAAAGGCACATAGTTATCCCACCCATAAAATGCTACGTGGTTACTTACTGGCTGAGACCAATAGTTAGCCATCTTATTAAGCTCAGTAGTTGTATGATGCAACTCTCGTACTTGTTGCAATGCAGTATCAACTAATCCTTTATGTTGAAATTTATGGTACTCATCCATACGTTGCTGGGCTTCTTTATAAGTAAGCAACGATACGTCGTATATAGGGTTATCAAGTTCAGTGTTAACACCTTTACGAACACCGCCTTTATCTGTTACTTGACGAGGGCTGTCTCCAAGTTCGCTTACGTATTTAGTATTAGGCTGCAATTCACCTTTAGTATTTTTGGTAAACACAATAGCATCTAACTCGTGGCGCAACTGACGGGCTTCAGCTTCTGTAGTTTTATTGTCGTTTAGCTTTTCAAATGCCATCTTACGGAAGTCAGCAGCGCTAATCATCTGACCGTTGTACTTTAAGTTTTTCTTTTCAGATAGCGGCACAATCTTTAAATACTTAACAAGGCGACGTTCATAGTCGTGCATACCCACCGCAACGTTATGCAGCAGTTCTAAAGTATCTTTAATATCAAAACCAGTTGCTTTAGATAAGTCAGAAATAGATTTATCTAGCTTCTCATACGTTCCTTCAATTAAAGAGCGGTACAGATTCATGCCTTGTGCAGGAGCACGAGCTAACTGACCATAGACGTTATTGATTTTGTCTTTGCCTTCATAGTAAATCTGACCAGCCAAATCGCGCATATCCTGCCAGTGCTTAACTTCATAGCGATCATTTTGTACAGCAGTGGCAATTCGTCTCCAGCCTTGGCGGGTAAACAATAGGTCTTTAAAGTACTTGATATTGCGTGGCTGTTGCTCTTTAGTAATACTTCCAGGCTTATCTTTGCTAGGCAGAATACTGCCGTTATCCATTTTGGTTTCAGCTTTTTTAACTGCAAGTGGCGCAACCTCAATACCTTTTTGCGGCGCATCTAAAATGTCGCTAAAAGCTTCAGATACTTCTAACAATAGATTGCCTTCAAACCCAGGCTCTAATCCTAAGAACACTTTGCCTGGTTTGTACTTTTGCTTCTTCTCTTTAACTTCTGCTTCACGACCTGGCACCATCTCACCAACTTCAGTAGTGGTGATGCCTTCTTCAGTAGCTTCGTAAAGCCCTTCTTTATTCATCGGCGCTAAGCCTTTGGATATGGCATCAAATAACTCTGGGCGTACTTGAGTGCGTACAGGACCTGCAGTAACTAAGTTATAGAGTTTGGCAAATGCTTGAGTTAGGTTATCCCATAAAGTTTTAACTGCGCCCACAGTATATTTAGCTAGAGGACGAACTTGGGTATTAGCTAGCTCGTTTTGGAATTTAGAGTCAGTTAATGCATAGCTAACAAACTCATACAAGTTTTCAAATGCGTTAGGATACTTTTTACCCAGACGATTTTTAGCAAAATTAAATATCTTTTGGAGATGCTCCATAGCTTCACGTTGGTACGGAGCCATGCTAGCTGGGTTAGTTAAAAACTGATTAATAAGCTTAACAGTGCCAGCGTGAACAATCTCATGCAAGACGGTAGCTTCATCAAACCCATCCTTAGTGAAATAGAATGTATCTGTTTTTGGGTCATACTCCGCCAGCTTGCCTTGTTTCTCTAAGCGCTGGATAACTTCATTGTTTTGGTCAGTAACAACTGTAGAGCTAAACTTAACACCACTTAAGGCACGAGCTAAGAACCGATTGACAAACTTAGTTAGAATAGACTGACGTTGAGCTAACTGTTTAATTGCGCCAGTCTCGCCTTCTTGCGGACCAATCTTTAGACCTTCGCCAGTATCAATCAGAACTTGAAGCGCACCATTGATGTCATTATTCTCAAGAGCAGTCTTAACATCTTGGGCTACAGGCTTACCTTTGCCAACAGCTTCACTAGCTGCAACTCTTTCTTTGGCAGTGCGCTCTTGCGCTTTAGCTTGCGCCTCTTGCTCAGTACCTTTAAGTTTGAGGGTCTCCATGCCAGTACGAGATACACCCCGTATGCTTTTACCTTCTTTTTCTAACTGGTCAGCTACGGCATTAAAGCCAACATCTTGTTCAGCAACTGTATTATTTTTTACGTTACTAGTGTATGCAGCTTGCGCAGCTGGTGATAATTGACCCCATGCTGGTAAATCCATGCCCAAAGAGCGCTGATAAGCTGAACGACTATCTTCGTATCCATTAACTACACGTTGTTCAGTTGGTTTGAGTCCAGAACCTTTTTTCTGTTCTTTATAAGCAGCTAGTGCTTTAGCTGCATTGTCAAAGTCTTGAGCGGATGGATTAGTTTTAAGGCTACCTAAATAAGTATCTTTTTCATCAGCTGCTAAATTTTCCCATGCAGGAATAGCACCTAGGCGTTGGTTTTCTAAATTAGTTAACTGGTCATCAATTTTGGCAATCTTTTCACCATTGTCAATATCTTCATTACCAGGGGCATTTTCTTCTTTAACTAACGCGTCACGCTGCGCATTTAACTCATTAATATTAGCACTTAGTTTAGTCTGAGTATCTGTATGAGCCTGTCTTGCTAGCTCATATTCATCACGTATTTGTTCATCAGTTTTAGTCTGAGGAATATTTTTGCCAGCCACTTCTTGCAGTGCAGCTTGACGTTGTGCTTCTGTAGCGGCAGCTTGTGCTTGGTCTTTTTCAAGCGCTGCACGTAACTCTTCTTCTGTAGCTGTTTGGCTTAATGCAGTACGCTCTGTTCTTTTTTGTTTGCCTTCTCGTTCTAAACGATCAGCTTCTTCTCTTAAAGTTCTAACTTGTTCAGCTCTTTGTTGTAATGCTTCACCTTCTAATCCGCTATCTGGATTAACTACGTCTTTATTTAATTCAAGCGCTTGTTGGCGTAATTGTTCAATTTGCTTGCCTAATGTAGTACGCTCTGTTCCTTTTCCAGCTTGAGACACGTTAGCAGGTGGTGTAACTCTTCCCAGTCCTTGGTCTCCAACTGTGGTAGTTCCTGTGGTGGTGGTGCTATCTGTTTGCTGTCCAAGTACTTCAGCGCTACTTCTATCTGTTCCATCGACAGTGCTAGTTGTCCCGACATTTTGTTCTCCTTGCGGTGCTAAATGAGTTTTTAGTGCCTCTAAAGCTCTATCTCTAAAACCTTTTCCAGTCTCAGGCATTTCAGCGCCAGTAGCAGCTAAGTGTTTTTTAAGAATAGAAGCATTAGGTTGTACTTCACCAGAATCTATTTTTGCAAGATAGTCAGCTGCTTCTTTTTTAGGCACATCATAAATAGATTCTTGAGGTGGAGCAGCTGACAAAGTTGTTTCAGTTTGGTCTGGCGCAACAATTGGTTTACCATTTGCGTCTAATAAACCAGGGGCTGTAGCTACTTTAGTTGCCAAAGAATCTTGTAAAGTATTTGTTTGATCTGGTATTTCAGCCGCTTTATGGGCCAAATTAGCACGAACACCACCAATGCCAGCTGGAACAACTGACATAGCATATGAAGCACCAACTGTGTTTAAATAATCTTTTAGCGCATCCGCATCAGTAAGAGACATATTAGCGCCATAGCGCTGAGCAATTTCTTGGATTGTTTCTGGAACAACTTCTTTAGTACCAGTCAGTGCAATTGCTTTAGCAATGTCTTGAACCATTTTGCCAGATGAATTTAACGCCATACCATCTAAAGCATGTAGACCAATTTTTTCTGCAAAGAAATCTGCGACACCGTGTACCAATGCAGCAGGTACTACGCGAGTCATATTAATATCAGTAGGGGCACGACCTTCAGCTTCAGCTTGTTGAACAGCTTGCCCAGTAACTTCACCTGCACCGTGCAAACCAGCTTGGCTAACAATACCTAAATTACCACCAATATTTCTTGCAGCAGATTGAGCAGCGGCTTTAGCATCAATTTGAGCTAACATATCTATTGCATGTTCAGCTACATATTTCTCAGCAGCAGTTTTTGCTACTTCTTTTGCTGCGGCTTTTTCAGTCCCAGCGGCTAATTCTTTAGCTAATGTTTCTTTTAAAACATTTTCTGCGGCTAACTGAACACCTTTTTTAACTAGTGATTTTTCTACTGCACCTGCTACAGCGCCAGGTAATGCTCCAGCACCAGCTCCAGTTAAAGCACCGACACCAGCTCCAATACCCATAAAACCAAGGGTCTCAAGAATATTACCAACACCAGAACCTATTTGATATGGCAACCAATCACCAACTACAGAACCAATACCTTTTTTAAAAGCATCTGTTAAATCATCAGTGGGTTTAACTTCAGTTTTAGCCTCTCCAGCTTTCATGCTTTCTAAACCAGATTGCATTAAGCTTTGACTACCAAGAACTTTACCTGCTAATACTTTAGCCCCGCCATATACGTTTTGAAGACTACCTAATTCATTAGTTAACCCACGAGTAAAGTCAGGTGCATTCTCGCCTACTTGGACAGGACCTTCTTGCGGTGTGGCTTGGTCAGCTACGAATCTACCCAAAGTATCAGGTTTAGGCTGATCTTCAAGTTTAAATCCTTCTGGTAATTGCGGTTTTTCAAGTTCAAATCCAGCAGGAAGTGCCATTATTTAGCTCCGACAGGTTGCCATGTTCTACCACCATCATTAGATACTATACGATCTTTTCCATTAGATGCATACAATGGCATATTTTGTTGAGGCGCAGCTTGAGTAATTCCTTGTTTTGGAGGAACTCTGCCTGTATCAAACCTATCTCTATACTCACGAATTTCATTTACACGATTATCCCAAGCAGTTTCTTTAGGGGCTACTCTTCTAGAAATTTCATCATATTTAGTTTTTGCTTCTGTATCGTTAGGATTTTGTTTAAGTCGAGTAGCATACATCTCTTGCATGCGTTTATCCATACCATACTGAGTATCTTTTTGTTTTTCAGTAGCTATTTTTTCTACTTCGGTTTGGTACTGACCTTGAGCTTTTTGATAATGCAAGATACTTTTATCTAAACCAGTTTGCGCAAATTTAGCACTAACATCAGCTTGTTTGTCCATGTGTTCCCATAATGCTTTATGAGCTTGAATGGATTGATCTATGCCTTTATCTGCAAACTTATAAGAGTCATCAAAATTACCAGCACGTTCTAAACGCTTAGCTTTATCAATGTTCATAATAGAATCATCAATTTGATTCATAATTTCATCGCGTTTTTGAATATTAGAAACTAAAGTTGGTACACCAGCTTGAAACCCAGTTAGAGCAGCGGTTAATAATGAGCCAGGAGTTGTACCCATTTTTGCAAACATCTGTGCTTTGACTAATTTATCCATTTGGTCATAGGACTTTTGCTCGCGTTCTTTACGAGCTTCTAAAGACGCTTTGTTTGCTTCAGAAGTATCAGGACCAACATACTTCTCTTTTTCAGCTAAGTACTGTTTAATAGTTTCGCTTTTGTCTTTTGGTAATAATAAGTCCATCCAACTGGTTGAAGTAGGATCAGTAGCTCTTGCAATAGTTTGGTTAGTAGCTTGTTTTTGAACAGCAGTAACTGTTTGTTCTGGGCTAGGAGCGGCTTTAACACCAGCTGGGGCAGTGGCAACTGGAGCAGGGGCAGCGTTAGGTTGAACTACTGACTCATTAGGAGTTAGCCCAAGTGACCCAGAAGCTGCGGGAGGAGTTTGAACTTGCTGTGTTTTAGCTTGATCAGCCAAAGCAGCTTGCATGCGAGGACTAATAGTTGGTTGTACTGGAACACCACGACCAGCTAAAACTGGCGCATTGGGATCAGTAGGTGCTGCTGCAGTAATACCTTGCGGACTAAATCTAGAAGTCTGAGGACCCATTTGGCTAAATCTAGAAGTATTAGTTGGAGTAACAGGGGTATCTGAAGGAGGGTTTTGTGCAGCTTGTAAATTAGCAGCATCAACATAAGCTTGACGAACCATAGCTGGGTCAGCACTAATAGCTTGACCATCATTACCATCAGCAAATGCAATAATGCCACCACCAGCGTATTGTGCGCCAGCACGAGCTTGTAAGATGCCACGGATTTTAGATTTAACTAAATCGCTTGTAGTTGAAGCCAGTTCTTTATTTAAAGCATTACTAGGCATTTGTTCTAAATCAGACTCAGTGCTTTCGACAATATCGCCAGCGCCATAGCTAGCTATACCACCAGCTGCCATTTTTTTAGTTTTAAGTAGTCCACCTTTAGCAGCATACATAGAACCCAACATAGCACCAGTACCTGCAGCACCGACAGCTTGGGTTAATGCACTAGGCGCAGCTTGATAAGACTGAGTAGTAGATGATTGTAATGGTAGACCCCGCAACATATTGGACATAGTACCCAACTGCATAAGTGGATACTGCTGTGCAGTAGCGTAGTTCTGAATACCTTGGTTAATAACTTGTTGTTGATTTTGCTGTTCTGTAGCACCTTGTTGTGCTTGAGTGCTAATAATGCCCTGTTGTGCTGCAAGTTGCGCAGCACCTAATTGACCTAATTGACCAGCACCTTGCATAGTTTGGTTATACCCAGCCTGTTGAGCACCAACTCCAGAAAGACCTGCTTGTGCTCCAGCAATTCCTAAATTACCAGCTTGGTTAGCGCCCTGTAATCCCATGCCTAAACCTTGCAATGCCTGAGAGCCAGCCTGACCAGCACCTTGTAATCCTGTGTTGTAACCTTGCAGGGCTTGTGCATTACCAGACAAAGCAGCTTGATTAGCAGCGTTCATTTGGTTTTGTGCGTTGGTAAATGCTGTGTTGTAACCTTGACCAATAATTTGGTTTTGAGCCAACATTTGATTTTGTTGATTTAAACTTTGTTGCAAAGCATTACGTGAACCACCAAAAGCACCTTGCCCAGTAGCTTGACTAGCCATCTGTTGTCCAGCCATACCGTACTGTTGGTTAGCTAATTGCAATTGTGGAGCTAAAGATTGTTGCAAATATGGGTTCATATAAGCGCCCACTGCATTTGGATTTGTGGACATTTGTCCTAATGACTGACCAATATTTGCGCCTTGCTGACCTTGGTTAGCAGCCAAACCACCATACATAGATGATTGTCCAGCAGCGTTCATGCCAGCGTTTACGCCTTGACCGCCATACATATTGGATAACTGAGATCCTTGTTGACCAGCCATGTTGCCCATTCTGCCATACATTCCAGCCTGTCCTGTAGTACCTAATGCACCCATAATTCCTGCATTAGTTAAATTTGTGGCTTGACCATATTGACCAGGCACTTGTAAGTTAGCAGCAGAAGATTGAGCTTGTTGTTGTAGTGGAGAAAACCCAGCTACAGCAGATTGCGCCGCAGTTAATTGGTCTTGAGTCATACCAGTGTATGGCTGGTATTGATTAAACCCTGTTATATTGCCACTAGAGTCAGTATTAAATAATTGAGCTTGAGTAGCATTGAGCATGTTCTGCACATAGGGTTGTGCATACTCAGGTATATTTGTTTGATATACATTGCTACTAGTTTGTTGGGGTGCAGCTTGTTGAGAGCCACCACCGCCCCCACCGCCAAATAAGTTACTGATAAAAGACATTTAAATCTCCTTAATAAACACGGTAGCTTTCTCATCGTAGTCAGAAAGCACTCTTCCCCACCCACGCCTACCAATAATCATAACGCCATCAAAGCCAAGACCTTTAGTTTTTTCTTCGACTTGATCAACTAATTCTTTAATTTGTTCTAGGTTACCGCCGCCCAAAACAATATTTACAAACTGTTTACTACCTAACGTCGTAGACTCAATTATTAATACTGAGTCTTTACTAGACCACATTGTAAAGCTGCCATCTTCTAATTTACGCTTAACATCTTCTAAACTTTGAGTACCAGCGTTATAAGATAGTGCGCTTTCAATTTGTGGTTTTAACCTTTCAAATTCTTCTTGCCAACTCATCCTGGAATAAATTTATCCGTTTTTACTTGTGGTGCTTGTTTCTTTTTACCTGTACGAGACATCCGTACTTTATCCATCATGCCATGTAACTTTTTAGCGCCAGCGTCAGTAGACCCATTACCGAGATGAGAAACCACATCCGCAGGAACAACAAATTCTCCATTAGCCAAACGAGCAGGCTGCCTACCAGCAATAGTGGCAGGAATATTATCAGACATGCCGTCGCCAGGACCTTTAAGTAAACGGGGGTTACCACCATCTGCGTAGCCTCCTAAGCTATATTCTGTTTGTCCGCCACCTGCATAACCCATAATACCGCCTTGCGCAGCGCCTTGTACTTGTTGTTGCTGAGCTGCCATAGCTGCTTGAACCATAGCAGGGTCTGTATTTATTTGTCCATAAGCAGGATTAGCTTTATTTGCAAGCCCAATACCAGCATTAGTTGGTGCTCCCGCACTTGCGTACGATTGCGCTAAGCGATATTTAGCTGCATCATAAGGAGACATACCTTTAGTATTTACGTCAATTAATTGATTATCAGCTGGTATAGTTGGATTACTTATATAACTTGGCACAGGTTGTTGTGCATAAGAACCGCCCATTGCTGGTTGTCCAGTTAACATAGACTCATAACTATTAAGCATTTGAGCAGTATCTTGGTAGTCTCTGTACTTACTCATTGCATCACCACCAGCACTAAAACTAGCAATTCCACCTTGTGCGTAACCTTGAGTAGGTTGATAAGGGTTAGCAACATAATCAGGATAAGTTGGTTTAACACCACCTAATGGGCTTGTAGGCTGCATTCTAGTAGGCTGAAACTTAGATGGGTCTAATTTATAGTACCCAGTATTCATTGTATTTTGGCTACCTGGAGTTTGGAATGTGGTTGGCTTAGTACCACCTAAAGCTGAAATACCTAATAAAGCGCCAGTTGCAGTTAATGCAGGGTGAGCACTCATCCAATTAAATGCGCCAGCCAAAGGACTAGCAGCTGCCCCCGCACCAGAACCAGCATTAAGAGCTGCAGATGCAGCATCAGAAATAATAGGAGCATTACCAGCTTGACCAATAGCATTCATATACTCACCAGCATTTGCTGCGGTTGTTTCCGCAGAAGAACCTAAAGCTTGAGCATATGGACTAAAAGCACTAGTAGCTGAAGGAGCGGTAGCCATTTCACCCATAGCAGTTGAATAAGTAGTAGCGGCAGGACCAGCAGCGGCAAGAGGTTCAGCGGCACTAGCAGCGCCAGCACCCATAGCAGAAGCAGCCCCAGCACCTAAAGCCCCAATCCCAGCGCCTTTTAATGCGTCTTGCCCAATGTTGCCACCAGTAAGTCCACCAAAAAGAGCACCTGCGCCAGCGCCCATAAGTCCACCGCCAATTAAAGTAGCGGCAGTAGCGCCAAGAGCGTCAGCTCCTACAAATGTACCAACTGCTAAAGCTGCGTCAACGAATGCCATATTAGTTTCCTTCCAATGCTGGAGTCTCGATAAACATCAGTTCTAACTTTTCTACATCAGTTTCATCGGTTGCATAAATATTCTGAAATACTACTGTTTCAATGATATAAGCTATTTTACGCCCAGGTTTACCTACAAATGTAGCAGGGGCGCTAACTTCTATAACTTCACCGTTTTCTTTTACTAATTTCATACGTCCTTGTAGCATGACGCATAAATGTTCTACTTTATGGGGTTTCCCTACAATCACAGAGCCAGCGGGCATTGTGACTTCTTTTACATATATACCTGGGCCAAAATGGTGTTTTTCAATACAGTCTACTTGGGGGGCAGCCCGCAGTTGGGGCATTAAAGCCTCTATGCGTTTATGGGGGGTATGTAAAAGTTTGTTCATACTACTGTGCCATTATAGTTTACCCATTTAGTACCGTTCCACCATATAGGATATCCCAGAGTGGTATCAAAGTAAAACTGACCAATTTGTTGATTAGCAGTCGGTCTTTGGGTTTTTGTTCCGTAGTCTGGTGTTGCTGTGGCTTGGGTATAGTTATTAAGCTGGTTAAAGTACAAACGTAGCTGGCTTAATATTTGGTTCTCAAATTGAGGCGTATAGTTGC